ACCGGGGCGAAACCGGGGCTCCGGGACTGTCGATCAAGGGCGAGCGCGGCGAACGCGGCGAGCGCGGGCCGCCGGGCGAGGCTGGAAAAATGGGTTTGCGTGGCGAACCGGGGCAACCCGGCGCACGCGGAGAGCCCGGCACACCCGGCGAGCGCGGCGAGCGTGGCCCCATGGGCATTCTGCCGTGTGTCAAAATCTGGGAGCCGGGCGTCCATTATGCCGGTCACGTCGTGACCAAGGACGGCGCGACCTATCAGGCGCTGCAGGATACAGCGGCGCAGCCGGGCGAGAGCAAGGACTGGATTTGTCTCGCGCGCGCGGGCGCGGACGGACGCTCTGTTGAGGTTCGCGGTCTGTTCGATCCGGCGGCGGACTATCGCAGGCTCGACATCGTCGCGCTCAACGGCAGCAGCTTCATCGCCAAGAAAGACGCTCCCGGGCCATGCCCCGGCGCGGGCTGGCAACTGATGGTGAGCCAAGGCAAGGCCGGGCAGCGCGGCGAACGTGGACCGACCGGCGAGAAAGGCGTGCGCGGCGAGCCCGGGACGCCCGCGCCCGTGATTCAGAAATGGCTTATCGACCGCGCAAGCTTTGTGGCCGTGCCGGTGATGTCCGATGGCCGGGAAGGCCCGCCGCTGCAGATGCGCGCCTTTTTTGAACAATTCCAGATTGAGGCGCGCTGATGCGCTTCACCGCTTTCATCCCGGCGCTGATCAGCCTGCATACCGTGAGCGGAATCGTGGTGCAGGTGAATCCTGAGTTGATCACGCATATGCGCAGCCCAGAGCCCGGGCATTCATCCTTCATCGAGAAAGCCAATTGCATGATCAATCTGTCGGATGGGAAATTTGTAACAGTCGTCGAGACGTGTGACGCCGTCCGTCGCGCCATCGATGACGCGCGAAGATGACGGGGGCATCGCATGGCTGATGTCACCGTCAACATCATTACACCGGCCGACAGCTTCGCGCTGATCACGCTGGAGGAATTGAAGCTGGCGCTCGGCCTGTCGGTCGCCGACACGTCGAACGACACGCAACTGCAATTCCTGATCGACACCAATTCGGCGGTGATCTCGACGCTGACCAACCGCATCTTCGCCCGCGAGAAGCTGACCGAGACGTGGCGCGATCTCGCTTGCCGCAGGCTCTATCTGACGCATTGGCCGGTGAAGAAAACCGACATCGAAAGCGTGACCACGGCTGGCGTTGCGCGGACCGACTTCGAACTGGAGGAAGGTTCCGGCAAGCTGTCGATCTTCAGCGACCGGCGCGAGGACATCGTCGTCACCTACACGGGCGGTTTCAATCTGCCGGACGAAGCACCGGATGCACTGAAGCAGGCGGCGGCGCTCTTGGTCAGTGCATCGAAGGCGGAGCAGTCCGCCGCGTCGCTGACCGGCGTGCGCATGATCGCGCACAAGGAATCGCGCGTGATGTTCCATAGTCCGTCATCCGGTGGCGGCGGCAGCAGCCCTTCCAGCACGCAGGCGCGCGAAACCGTCAAGGCCCTGCTGTACCACTTCACGCGGCAATGGATTTGAGCGATGCCATTCGAGGTCAAGATCGAATCGGAAAAGCTGCTGCAGCAATTCGAGGACGTGCAGAAGCGCGTCACCGAACTGGATCAGAAGCTGCCGGAAGTTTTCCTCGACTGGCAGCGCGAGGACATGAACCGGAAATTTCCCAAGGTCGATGAAAAGCAGGGCCTGTCGGTCACCACCTTGGTCTATCCGCGCTCGCGCCGGGCGCGGCTCGCGCGCAATCCGCTCGGCCGTTCGACCAACCGCAAGCAGCCGCGCCGTGTACTCGGCGGCAAGCGCCCGATCCTGCGGCCGTTTCTGGTCGAGATGCTGTTCAAGCGCATGGTCGAAATGTGCAAGGAGGCCATCGAGTGGCGGTAAATTTCTCGACGCTGGTGTATCTGCCGAATTATGACACCTTCGCGCGTGCCGTCACCATCACGCCGCTGGCGTCGCAGCCCGGCATGCCCGCCTATACCGCGCGCGGGATTTACGACACGCGGCCCATCGACGTGCAGGCGCTGGACGGCTCGATCATTTCCGATCAGCAGACCATTCTCGACATTCGCGAAGCGGAGTTTTCCGTCCTGCCGCAGCAACTCGACCGGGTTTTTATCGGCTCCGATGCCGATGCCGGACCGGCGCTCGGCGATTTTGAAGTTGTCGATGCCGACAGCAACGGCGGCGGCGAGACGACATTGGTGCTGCGCAAGATCGTGACCGCCAAGCCGTCATGACCGCACAAAACACATCGGTTTTCAGCTACAGCATCGTCATCCGCGACATGCTGCTGGCGAAGCTGAAGACCGCGCCGTTTTTCGCGGGCTTCACCATCCGCAAAAGCCGCCAGCTTCCGGCGCAGCCCGAGCAATTGCCGTTCCTCGGCGTCTACATCATCAGCGAAGACATGACGCCGGACGGCGACGCCAATCACGGCGACATCGATTTCATCCATGATCTGAAGCTCGGCTTCTCGGTCGCGGTCGTGAACAACGATCCGGAAGCCTGCGAGGAAAAGCTGGATCAGTCGTTCTGGGCGATCATGAACACGCTGTGGCGCGATCCGTATCTGATGAACATGATCGACACGCGCGCCTATCCGGGCGGCATCGGCAATCCCGACAACACCCGCATCGAGGCCGTGACCAAGGGCTCGCGGCGGCATGTCTTCGGCGCGGCGCTGCTCAACAACGAAACGCCGCTCGGCGAGATGCGCTATGAGGCGACGATACGCTATCGCGCCGACTATGCGCCGATCATTACCGACGATCTCCTGCAAGTCGGCTTGAGGACTGGCGTCAAGCCGGGAGAAACCGAAGCCGAGATGGCGAAGCGCCAGCAAGTCCGCGCGGAATATGTATTCGAACCAGAAGAGGAATAGAGCCATGGTTGATACCAAAACCACCGTGCAGTCGAAGCAGGCATCGAAGCAGAAGCCGGAAGACCCGCGCGCCAAGCTCCGCGAAAATCGCGCGCACCGCCTGAAGATGATCAAGGGCGACCGCCCGGCCACGGTCAAGGTTTTCGCCGCGAGCGAAGACCTGCAGCGCGTGATGCGGCATCCCAGCGGCGTTCGCTTCCGCGACGACATCAACGAGGCCGTCGAGTGGCCGAACGACAGCTTCACCGCGCGCCGCATCGCCGATGGCTCGGTCAGCACCGAGAAAGGCGCGGCAGGCACGCAGGCCAAGCCCGAAGACCAAGAAAAAATGAATGCGCGGGAAATCGCGGCGGCGCGCAAGCCGAAAAAGGAAGAGCCGACGAAGAAGCAGCCGGAAACGCCACCGCCGCCTGCTGCCTGAATTCCGTCAGCAGCGCAACAGCCAACCCAAAGAGGTAAGTCATGCCGATCTCATTCGCCAACATTCCCGCCGATTGGCGGCTCCCGCTATTTTGGGCCGAAGTCGATCCCAGCAAGGCCGGGCTGTGGACCATCCGGCAACCTGCGCTGCTGGTCGGCATCATGACCGACGAAGGCGTGGCGCTGCCGGACGTGGCCGTCCCGATTGGTTCGCAGGCGCAGGCCGATAAGCAATTCGGTCAGGGCTCGCAACTCGCGCTGATGTTCCGCGCTTTCTTCGCGGGCAATTCCTCGCATGAAGTCTGGGGCCTGCCGCTCGCCGAACCGGCGGCTGGCGTCGCCGCGACCGGCACGGTCATCGTCTCCGCTGACGCGGGCGGGCACGAGGCTGGCACCATCCATCTCTACATCGCCGGAAAGCACGTGCCGGTGAATATCGGTGCAGCCGACACGGTCGAGCAAATCCACACCGCGATGGCGGCGGTGATCAACGAAGACTTCGACCTGCCGGTGTCGGCGGTTGCCACCGCGACCGAGGTGACGCTGACCGCGCGCTGGGCCGGAGCCAGCGGCAACGACATCGACGTGCGCGACAGCTATTACGGCCGCATGGGCAGCGAAGAACTGCCGACCGGCATCAGCGTCGCCTATTCCACGGGCGGCATGCTTTCGACCGGCGTCGGCGTGCCGGTGTTCGATACCGCCATCGCCAATCTCGGCGAGCGGCCATTCGAATACGTGGCGCTGCCCTATACCGATTCCACATCGCTGATGGCGTGGGATTTGGAATATGGCTTCACCGACAGCGGGCGCTGGGGCTGGATGCGGCAACTCTACGGCCACATCTTCTCGGCCAAGCGCGGTGCCTATGCCGACATGCTCACTTTCGGCGAAGGGCAAAACAGTGGCCAATTGTCGGTGATGGGCGTCGAACTGGCGTCGCCATCGCCGGTCTATGAATGGGCGGCGGCCTATGCGGCGAAGGCCGCGCGCGGTCTGACCAATGATCCGGCCCGGCCGTTGCAGACCCTGTCGCTGACCACGATCAAGCCAGCACCGCTGCATGAACGCTTCAACCGGCAAGAGTTGAACACGCTTGCGGGCTACGGCATCGCCACGCAGGAAGTCGGCAGCGACGGTGCGCCGATGATCCTGCGGGAAAGCACGACCTACCAACTCAATCTCTATGGTCAGGGCGACGATGCTTATGAACTGGTGACGACGCTGGCGACGCTCGCGCGGCTGCTGCGCAATCAGCGGCAGGCGATCACGTCGAAATTCCCGCGCCACAAGCTGGCGAACGACGGCACCCGGTTTGGACCCGGTCAGGCCATCGTCACGCCCGGCCTGATCAAAGCCGAACTGGTCGCTGAATATCGCATCGACGAATTCAACGGCTTGGTCGAGGACGTGCGTTCGTTCAAGGAAAATCTGATCGTCGAGCGCGATTCCAACAACCCGAACCGGGTCAACGTCCTGTATCCGCCCGACCTGATCAATCAGCTTCGTGTCTTTGCCGTGCTTGCTCAATTCCGGCTGCAGTATGAGCGCGGCATCGATGTCCGGGGCGATAACGACGTGCGGCTGGCAGCGGCTGGCGCGGGCTAATCCTCGCGTCTACTGGCGAGAACGGCGATTGGCGGCTTGCTCTTTCGCCGTGGCCCAGCGGCAATTGCTTGGCTCGTAGTTACCGTCATTGTCCGGCCAGCGGTCAATGCTGTGGCGCGGCGACGGCCGCAGGCCCATGTCGGCAACGAAGTCTTCAAAGCTGTTGAGCCAGCGGTCGCAGACTTTGATTCCGCGCCCGCCATAGCGATGATAGCGGGAGCTATTCGGATTGAGACACCGTGATTTCATTCCGATCCAAATCTTAAATTCCGGGCTCGTGCTGCTGCCGTGTCGCAACCTGTTATCCCGCTGCAGACAGCCGCACGAGCGCGTGTGACCGGAATTCAACTTCCCTGCCGTGACAATCGTGATGCCGCCGCATGTGCAGCGACATCGCCAGAGTGAATGCTGGTCGTGAGTTGTCCCGGCATAGGCCGTGGCAATCAGCCTGCCAAATCGCTGGCCCTTGAGATTCTTAATGTTGAAGCCGGGGGGTAACCCTTCTGCAAGGCGTTTGGCACGCAAGGTGCTTGTCGATTTCTTGAGGTTGCGCCGTCCTACACGCGAGGCAGCTTCGCGCTGCAGGCAGCCGCAAGATTTGGTTATCCCGCTCCTTAGCTGGTCGCTTCTAACTTCGACTTTGTTCCCGCAATCGCAACGGCAAAGCCATATTCGTCGCAATTGCTTGCGGGCTCCATCGCGGCGATCTGCCAGTTGTTTTGTCGCAATCAGTCGTCCGAAGCGGCGGCCGGTAAGGCTCTGAAATCGCATGATTTCCTTTCGTCAAAGGGATGCCCGCGTCCCTGACGATAGACCCGAGTGCGGGTAAAGTAAATGGGAGAATGTCCATGGCTCAAAAATTTGCCGGAATTGCGTATCTCTTTATCGATGGTAATATGTTGGCCCTTCGCGGCAACTTCACGGTGTCGCCATCGCCTGTAGAGAGAACCATGCTCGCAGGACAGGATGGCGTCCACGGCTTTCAGGAACTGCCGCGCGTGCCGTTCATCGAAGGCGACATCTCGACCATCCAAGAGCTTCGGCTGGAAGACCTCGACGGGCAGACCGATGTTTCTGTTGTTGCTCAACTTGCCAACGGTTGGCAATACACGCTGATTGGGGCAACCTGCAAGGCAGCACTGGAAGCCAATGCCCGCGACGGTCAGGTCCGTGTGCGCTGGGAAGGTGTCTGGTGCGAGGAAATCCGGCTCGGCGCAAATCTCGCGCCCGCGCCGGTCCAGACGAGGGCCTAAACAGCAAAAGGGTGACCGATGAATAAGCCAACAAGGCACGAGGGGTTTGTCGAAGCCGAGCCTGTCGTCGAGCCGAACGAACAGCCAGCCGCACCGGCTGAGGAAATACCGGAAGCTCCGGCCGATGTGTGGCCGGTCAAGGTGAAGCTGCTGCACCGGCCGATACGCGGCCTCAAGGGCGAGATGCTCAACGAGCTTTCGTTCCGCGAGCCGACCGGCGGCGACATCAACCGCTACGGCAATCCCTGTCACGTCAATCAGGAAGGCGACGTTGTCATTCTGGAGCGCAAGATGACGACGATGATGGCGGCGCTCTCCGGCCTCCTGCCGCCGCAGATCGATCTGCTCGATCCACGC